GCTGGGAGAAGACGAAGAACGCCAACGACTCTTACCACTCGGCGTTTGGTCAAATAGGCCGACTGATGGGATTCTGAGATGGCTATCGACGCAATCACCGGGAAAGTCTTTGCGCCGGTCTTCAAGGATCAGAAGACCGCCGAAGTAGTTCCACCCGGTCACCCCTTGTACGACCGGTCTGAGGCCGGGTTGATGGCTTGGCGGTCATCTGATCCGAATGCTGCCGACGGCGGCATGCCGCCCCTGCATCCTGAATACCTCGCATCGCATGCCGGTTCCGGCCCTGGCGGAGTGCCGGGTCGTCCCGATCCGAGAACGGGAGAGTGGATGGAGGACTGGTCGCAGACGACTAGTTTCTGGTCGGCTGACGAGGATCTGATGGCTCGGGCGGCTGTTCATGGCATCCCGGAAAGGCTCTCGGCTGCTTCCTCGGCTGCCTCCTCGGCTGCCTCGGCTGCCGCTGCCTCTAATGGGCTCATAGCGGACATTGCGGACTCTTTCCCCTGGGCTGTGGAGCTGGGGTTCATGGACCTGATCAAGGACCTGGTCGTTGATGGTGCCGGTGCTGAACAGATCATCGCCGAAGTCCGCCAGTCCAGCCCGTACCAGCAGCGGTTCCCCGGCATGATCGGCCCGGACGGTATCCGTAGGTACCGCACCGAAGGTGAGTACCTGACAGCGGTCGAGGGTTACCGGGGTGTCCTCCAAGACTTCGGGGAGTACGACCGGGCGACCGACACTCCGATGAGTTATGTGGCCTTCATGGATGCCGGCATAGATGCCAACGAGCTAAAGGACCGGTTCGGGACATTCCGGGCGATTCAGGCGGGGTCGCAAGAGTTGAAGGACGCTTTCTTCGTTTACGCCGGCATGGAGATAGGCGACGAGGACCTGTACCAGGCTGTGGTGTCGCCTCAGTTCCGTGAGGAACTCACCAACGAGTACGACATCACGGTGGCGAACGGCACCCTGGACTACGACACGTTCATCGAACGGGCCCGCCAGACGTCTACGGCAGCGGTCGTGAAGACGCTCGAAACGCTGGCCTCGAGGAACGCTACGACGGGCGCCATGGTGTCTCGGATCATGTCGATGGACCCGGCTTACGGTCGAACCCTGATCGCCTCCCTGTTCACGGGCGGCACGTCAGCGGCAGCGACCAGGACGTTGAGTCTGGGTGAGCTGACGGAAGCGTTCTCGGCAGCTGTGATGGGGTCGGCCGCAACGGAGGCCGGTTGGGCAATCCCGACGAAGGACCGCCTGGAGGAGTTCCGGGCTGCCGGCATCGAGGCGTCCACTCTTCACACCTTGTACGACAGCATGAAGCTCCGCACACCTGCTTTGGCTGGGATGGTTTCTCGGGCCGGTCGTGGGTCGGAGTTCGGCCAGGAGATGATTGAGCAATCCTTCCTCGGGGAGAGCCGTGAGTTGGGTTACGCCCAGTCTGCCGAGTCGGCGTTGGGTGCCCGGGGTGGCGGCTTTTCTGCCACTCAGGAGGGCCGCCGGTTTGCTCAAAGAGGCCGTTCCCTCACATAGGAGTACACACTCCCAGGGAGAAGTAGTACAACCCCCACCGGTTATCCCCGGAGCAGGTGGGCGTAGGCAACGGGCGTAGGAGAAGACCATGACTGACTTAGACGGCTACGAAGATGGAGCCGGCGGAGAAAGCGGGTCAAGCCTCCGGCGAAAGCTGGAGGAGGCACTGACGAGTAAACGACAACTCACCACCGAGCTATCCGGCCTAAAGGCTAAAGAGCTGATTACGGAGCACGGGTACGGACTGGTGAAGGTCGAGGACTTGGTTGATGTCGACCTGGACAAGATGAGCACGAAGGCTGAGGAGCTCCAACAGGAGCGAAGCGGCCAGCAGGTTGATCTAGCCCGGGACATGCTGGCAAAGCGTGGCTTGCAAGGCGTTGAACTAGATCGGGCGGTCGAAGACTTCCTGGCTCCTGGTTCAGGTTCTGGCGATGCGGCGGCTCACACCAGAGCGAAAGAAATGTCGACAGTGGGCGGTTCATCCGCTCCGCTGCGGGACACTTCGGCTCTGTTGGGTCTCGACGCCATCGACCATGCCTTGCGAACCGGGCAGTAGCTGGCTCCTACCCCTACCCCTACATACAGGAGAAAGATAACCCATGGCTACGGGTTCACTCAGTCTTCTTGAGGCTGCCAAATATGGTTCGACCACTCTGGGTCGTGGCGTCATTTCGACGCTGATCCAGGAGTCGCCGATCCTCGAGATGCTTCCATTTACAAGCATTTCTGGCAACGCCATCAAGGTCAGCGTTGAGGACACCCTCCCCGCCCCGGCTTTCCGTGACGTCAACGAGACGTACACGAGGAGCCATGGCACCGATACTGAGCGTTACTTCGGTTGCGCCATTCTCGGCGGAGAAGTGTTCATCGACAACTACATCGTGCGAGTCCAAGCTGACCAGGTCAGTGCGAAGGCTCGCCAGTACTCAAAGTTCGCCAAGGCAATGAGCCGGGTGTTCGACAAGTACTTCTTTGACGGTACTGGTACCGCCAAGGACTTCAAGGGAATCAACGCCCTTATCGACGACGGCCTCGGGCAGAGCCAGTCAGCCGGCACCAATGGTGCCGCCCTGACACTGGACATGCTCGACGAGTCATTCGATGCGCTGCGTTCGCAGTCGGCACCGGATGCGTTGCTGATGAACCGGCAGATGCGACGGAAGATCAACGGGCTTGCCCGTTCGACCTATTCGGGTATCAGCCTCATCGACGTCGGCACCGACGTGTTTGGCCGCCAGGTCAACACTTACAACGGTGTTCCGATCCGAATCGTCGGCGATGACAAGGACGGCAACCCCATCCTTTCACAGGTCCAGGTCCAGGGAAGCACTTCCATCAACACTTCGATCTACGCCATCGCATTCGGCACGGACGAGAACGTGTATGGGATCCTCGGCCTTGGCGGGTCGTTCGACGTGAAGGACTTTGGCGAGACCGAGGCTGCCCCCGGGCACCTGGGCCGAGTCGAGGTCTACCCAGGCGTCGTCGTCTCCAACAGCTTCTCAGTCGCCCGACTCGTCGGCGCACAGGAATAGGAGACAGACATGGCACAGGCCACACGAACCACAGGTCCCGGGACACTTATCCGGGACGCCCTAGCACCTGTACTCAAGGCAACTGGCGACGTCTCTGCAGACGAAACCGGTGCCTGGGTCCAGGTCGACCGCCCCTGCGATGTCCAGGTGATCATGGATCTCGGAACGATCGCTGCTGGTGTTACCGGCTTCGACGTCGAGATTCAGGGCGCCGACGACAGCTCGGGCACCAACACCGTGTCTTACGGTCGATTCGCCACCCTCACGGGTGCCGACGACAACGAGACCCGGGTCCTTCACGCCAGCGTGTACAAGCCGTACATGCGAGCGGACATGGACCACACCGGCTCCGGTGCTTGCGGCGTCACCATCAAGGTGCGTCAGCCTCACGACCGGAAGACGGACGGAACAACCGCAGGCGACTAGCGGTCCTCCCGGCTAGCGACGGTCGGGCCTTCGGGCCCGGCCGCCGTCGGCCCGTGGAAAGGTATTTATGTCTGACGACGTAACGAACTCGAAGACCTGGAACGTCACAGCGGTCGTCGAGAAGTGGAACAGTGCCGGCGACCATGAGGCCGGCCTTCCACCGGACGATGTCGTTTCGGCGAAGGACAACCTCCTCCTCAATGACGGCATCAACCTGATGCTCGACCTCCTCATCGGGGCTGGTGGCACAGCGTTCACCAACGGCAACAGCTACATCGGTGTAGGCGATTCGACGGCCGTAGCGGCGGCGACCCAGGATGCCCTCCAGGCGTCGTCAAACAAGTCTTTCAAGGGGATGGAATCCGGGTACCCGTCGGTGACTGCCCAGACGGTGACCTTCCGGTCCATTTGGGCTTCCGGCGACGGCAACTTTGCCTGGAACGAGTGGACGATCTCCAACTCGAACTCCGATACGGGAACGAACCTGAACAGAAAGGTCGCTGCGCTGGGTACGAAAGCCGCCGGGTCCAGCTGGACCTTGACCGTCACCATAACGGTGTCCTGACATGGCAACCGCTTACCCCTCAGCTCTTGATACCGCCACTCAGCAGCCGTCGCCTACGGCGACGACGGAAATGGACGACTCCGGCTTTGAGCACGACGTTGTCCACACCAATCATTCTGGTGCGCTTATTGCGCTGGAAACGAAACTGGGTGTCGGAGCTACAACCGCCGCTACCGCTTCAACTAACCATGTTCTGGTAAAGCAGGCGGACGGCGACACCGAGTGGGCGGCTGCCCCTTCGTCGACTCCGACCGCTATCACGGTCGCTGACACGACCAACACGACCTGTTCGGTAGCTCTGTTCGAGTCGGCGACTGGCGACCTGGCTCCGAAGTCGGATGCCGGGGCCACTTACAACGCTGCCACTGGGGTCCTGACGGCCACCGGGTTCGCTGGTCCTCTGACCGGCGCTGTGACCGGCAACGCCGCCACGGCGACCAACAGCACTACGGTCACGGTTGCCGACACGACCGATACCACATGCAACGTGGCTCTGTTTGAGGACGCTACGGGCAGCCTGGGGGCCAAGACCGACGCCGGGGTCACTTACAACGCAGGCACGGGGACACTGAACTCCACTGCTGTCACCTCCGGTGGTGCGGCGGTGCTGACCGCATCCACAGCAGCGTTCACCTTCTCTAAGGTTGGTGACCTGGTGGCTGCCGCCGGGAAGGGGCGCTTGAAGGTGCCGATGGCGGTCACTATTGTTGATGTGATCGCCACCTGTGACACGGCACCGGTCGGTGCCGACGCCCTCTTTGATGTTCACAAGGGCGGAACCACGATCTTCACCACGCAGGGCAACCGCCCAACGGTCGCTGCGGGGGCTCAAGATGGTGCGGCGGCTACACCGGATGTGACCGCTGTGGCGGCCGGTGATGTTCTCACCGTGGACATTGACCAGATCGGTTCCGGTACTGCCGGGGCTGATGCCACAGTCGTCATCCGTTACACAGCGGCCTAACCGCCATGTCTACATCGGACTACGCAGAGAACAAGATCGCAGACCACTTGCTGGGCACCACTGCTTGGACGGTGCCTTCACAGGTGTATGTCAAGTTGCACATTGGCGATCCGGGTGAGGACGGTGCTAGTAGTGCTGCCGGGGAAACCACCCGCCAAGCAGCCAGTTGGTCGTCGGCATCGTCTGGTTCAGCATCACTGTCGGGCACTGTGTCTTGGACCAGTGTTTCGACGGCTGAGACTTATACCCACGTCAGCCTCTGGGACGCCGCCTCCGGCGGCAACTGCTTGGCAAGTGGTGCGATGGGATCGTCAGTGGCGATCTCCTCTGGTTATAACTTCAACCTTACGGCGATGACCGTGACGATCTCCTAGTCAATGGCGTACCCAACCCTCGTTGCTCAGGACGAGACCATCGCCTCTGCGTCGGGGTACGGGGTCACGGCGACTGGCACATCTTCTGCAGGTCTGGCTGGCGACCTCATCCTCATCTATGCGTACTCCACTGGCGGTTACTACAGCAACCACATTACAACTTCAGGTAGTTATACCGCCTGGACCGAAAACTTCTATACCGGCAGTTGGGGGACCGGCGGCAGGTCACATAGTGGCGGCTTTGCCATCGCACCCGGTACAGCAGGAGTTGCGTGGCAGGTGGTGGTCAGTGATGCCAACGCTCAGGCACACTATGTCGCTGTCAAGACTCTTCGCATTAGAGGACAGGCATCTGGTACGTCGTTTTCGGACTTTGGAATCGAAGCGCCTTCGCTGTACGGCTATTCGGCCGGTGGGGCATTTACAGCGAACACTCCAGCATGGCCTTCAAATACCGAGTCGATCTGGTTTGAACTTCAGGGCTGCAACTCACCATCCAACACCAGTATTACTTCCTTCAGCGGTACACAGATAACTTCTGTTGGTGGCGTAGGCGCACAGGCCGCCATAGTTGGTGAATACAGAAACTGGGCTTTGACATCAGCCATCACCTTCTCATATGGCACCGGCTCTTGGAAGGGCTTTTGGCCGCTCGGCATCAAAGGACCGACAGTGGTGTCAGGTACTGCTTCGGCCAGTGTGTCGCTATCCACTTCGGGGATTACAGGTGAGGCCAAAGCGGTCGGTGGTGGCTGGGGCACGGTGATGATCTGATGCCAACCTTGCCTTTCCCAACTGATGGTTTCTATGCGGATTTGCCGAAACCCTCCTCGGAACCGCCTGAGGACGGCACCTACTACTCATGGCACTTTGGCCTTGAAAACTGGCATGTCCCTGACCCCTATGCACTCACCTACACCGAAGGCCAAGGTACTGATGAGGTCGTCCTTCCAGCGCCATTATCGTGGCTGTTTGACGACACTGGCGACGGTGTATGGCGCCCACCCACTTTGCCACCTGCGGATCATGGCCCTGAGAACTGGTATCTGTGGGACGAGGACACGACCTCATGGGTTGAGGTACCGGCACCCGAGGCCGGGTAATGCCCGCCCTCGTCCACGAACGCTTCGAGGGCGACTGGCAGACGGCATGGACCGGCCAGGCCCACAACAGTTACACGACCGGGTCGCACGCCGACGGGGTGCAGGGCTTGCGGATCATGTTCCGCAAAGGCTCCCACTACGGCTGCGACCTGCGTCAGGACGTACCCCCGACCCGTCATGTTCGTATGTCGTACTGGGTGCGGGTGGCCGGTGACTGGGCGTCGCACTCGACGGGCAAGACCATCGGGTTCGCCGACCTTCGTTGGAAAGGGCTTCTCGGCCAGTCCCTAGGCCACGGCAACCGTCGGCCCAAGCCGGACGGGTTTTCGTTTCGGACATGGTTCGGGAAGACGACCGCTGACGGTCGACTCCCTATCGGCATGTACGTCTATCACTCGAAGCAGACGAAGCTGTGGGGTGATTCGGTCAAGGTCGGGTCTATCCAGGTGGGTGCCGACCACCAGCTGTTCGAGGTGGAGGCCGACCTGGACGCCGGAGTTATCCGAGCCAGATTGGATGGTGCCGCCTGGGTGACCCACCGGATCGAGGTCGGAGCCAGGACGGCGGTTACGACCGCCTGGCTGGACGGCTATTACGGGGGCCCCAAGAAGGCCCCAGCGGACATGGCTATGGACGTCGACAACTACCGCCTTGATGACCTAACTGTTGAGGTCCCCGTGGTGGTCGTGCCGGCGATGTCTCTGGCCGACGAGATGCGTGCTTTGGCTGATCGTGTCGCAGCCGCCCTGGTGTAGCTGATGTACAGATCGCCTACGGCGTACCGGCTTGCGGAGGGCTACGCCCCCATGGCCGAAGAAGTCGCTTACCGGTCCGCCGTCGAGTACCGGCCTGAGGACCACACCTACCGGATCAAGCGTCCCCGCCCTGGGATCTTCGTTCAGCCCTATCGGAATGCGAACCACTACCGCACCGATCAACTCCAATACCGGGTCGGCTTTGACGATCCTCTCCTCGAGGCTGCTTCCGGCATTGACGCCCACACCCTGGTCGTCACTCTCGACCTGACGGACGCCATGACGGCCGTCGATGTGGACAAGGCGTCGATCCATGTGCTTCCCATTTGGGGGAACCAGGACTATGTGACGTTCCTCGAGGGCACGGCCGGCGAGCTTGGTGTCTCAGGTACTGATACCTCTTCGGGGGTGGACAACCAGGCCCAGGGTATTGCGGTCACGGACTCGGACTCTGGGCGGTTCTGGTACGGGTCACAGCAGACGTACCGTCTCGACCTGGCCTTCCGGTTCCAGAAGCAGTACCGGGGTGCCGGCGCTTACGCCAACATCTCGCACCCGGTCCAGACTGATACCGCCTCCGGGGCGGACGTCACTGTTTCGTTCGACAATGCGATCACGGTCGCTGATGCGGTCGCCTTCCTTGAGGCTCACGGTGTCGACCTGTCGTCGGCTGACGTCTCCACCTCATCGACTGACGTCCTGGTCGACCTGATTGTCCTGGCCGCCGATGTGGCGGCCGGCACAGACCTGGACATTGGTGGTGACAGGACAACGGTCTCGTCGGATGGGTTCGTGGTGTCGTTTGCCACGATCGGTCCGTTCGGTGAGGTCGCCCAGCACTTGTCTCACATTGCTGTCAACCGGTACCGGTCGATGCCCTCTGGGGTGCGTCGACGGTGACTAACCACGGGTAGGAAGGTGAGATGGCTACTACCACGACTTTGACCCTCGGCGGGCTGATCGACGACACGTTGGAGATGCTTTACAGGGCATCTGAACGCCCATTCCAGGTTGAGGTCGGGTCGAATGCACTCGACTCCGCCACCGATACCCAGTTGACGGTCTCTGACGCTTCTCGTGTCCAACAGACCGACATATTGGAGTTCGGTGACGAGATGTGCCTGGTGACAGGCAAGTCGAGCGATGCGACCCCTGTGGTTACGGTGGCCC